TCACTATCTGTTTGTGGACCAAACACTCCATCTGATACAAATACTTGTTCTGCGTTTGCTGCATAAAAATGTATTTCATCAGCAGTTTCAAAATCTATTTTTGTTTGATCATCTTCACCAATTTTAACATCGGTTGCTAAAATTGATGTAATATTTGTTTGTGCCGCAGCTAATGATGCTGCTCCGTTTGTGGCAATGCTAACATCGCCAGATATAACTACAGGATTGAAGTTTGAACCATCACCAATAAGAGCAGCACCACTAGTATTG